GCGGCGGGTAGAGATGATCTCCTCAATACCACCATCATAGAAGGTCTTACGGATAATATCCGCCCAATCAGAAAGTCGCTTACAGAAGTTTTCATCGGCACAAAGTTTGCTGAGAATCTTAACTTCTGTAGCAGCAGTAGGATATTCTTGCTCAAAGGTTACAGGGAATCGCTCAAGGAAGGCTTCGTTGAGCACGTTAGTTCCAATGAATCGTCCATCGTCTGAACCTTTACCTTTAGTATTTGCGGTTGCGATGACGTTGAAACCTGCACTGGGTCGGACAAACTGTCCAATTTTTTTAAGGAAGACTCCATTTCCTTCAAGAATGCTCTGGAGACAGAGAATTTTATTAGAGGCGAGGTCAACCTCGTCAAGGAGCAAGACAGCTCCTCGTTGGAGTGCTTCAATGACTGGGCCATTGTGCCAGACGGTTGCACCATCAACAAGGCGGAAACCGCCAATAAGATCATCTTCATCGGTTTCAATAGTAATGTTTACACGGATAAGTTCTCTACCCAATTGAGCACACGCTTGCTCAACTGAGAAAGTTTTACCATTACCGGAGAGTCCAGTAATGAACGTTGGATAGAATAGACGGGACTGAATAATTTTTTTAAGATCGGTAAAATTGCCAAACTTGACGAAGGAATCATCTTTTTCCGGAATGAGATTTTGAACAATTGCAGGTAACGCTGCAGGAGAATTATACGACACTTCCAATTCTTGAACTGATTCTTTCGTCACTTCAAGATTCCACTTAGCACGACTCACTTTACAACCCTCCTTTTCAAGACGACGGGTAACGCTTTGATAGTTGCAATCGTTCATAGCACACCACCCCCGAATGTCAGCAGAAGTGACTTCAGGACCATAAGAGTCTTTGAGTGAGGCGATGATAGATGATGTGGAAAGTGCCATTAGTGGTTTGTTTCAACACAGTAATTATACAAAAAAAGAGGGTCATGTAGACCCTCTAGTGGACAGTTATATAAGTGTCACATCATTTGGATTTACGAAGGGACCTCTTACCAGGTTCTTCTAAAGGAGCAGGTGCTGCCAACTTAACTGGTTCTGGATCTGGTTTTACGACTGGTTTTGGGGCAGGTGCGGGTGCTTCCGCTGCTTTACCGCTAATTAGATCTCCAAATCTGCTCATGGTCTTTACGTAGTTTTCTATTATTTATTAAGCGACAAGTTCTATAAATTCACCAAGAATTTTTTTATTCATTTTTTTAACACGAAGACTCTTAACAAAGGCACTTTTAATCTGAGTTTTGGTAGCATCTTCTTTTACCTCAAACTCAGTCTCCTGTGATAGAGAGTTTGCAGAAAGTGCGAAGTAACTATGATACCCAGAGTTTTTGATAGTAAATGCCTTTTCTTTACGCCAAGAAAGTTCTGCCTTATCATATTCGTCATTAAAAACTCCACAATAACGACGAATGAATGACTTGGCGTCCCTGGACTCTAGGACACGAATACCAATAAAGTTAATATCGAGGAAAGATGATTTCAAATCCTCCAGTAAAATATCTGTCATCTCATACCATTCACTACCAAGAGAACGGGTGATTCCAGTTTTTCTGTTTCGAAGGAAACAATTAGGACCAAGAGAATTTATTCCGATGAAAGGTTCGATAGCATTACGACGGAATATTTCACGATGGTACTTAAGAGGACATGCCTCACCATCAGTCAGAATTACACACTGAACTTTTTGAAGTTTGTTCTCACGTTGAAACTTTGGAAGAATCTGATATAGAGAAACCAAGGTTTCATTCAAAGGAGTTCCAGAGAGGTTCCATCCAATCGGACTAGGATATGTAACCCAATAACGGTGAGCATGTGCAATCCGGAAAACATTCTTCATCTGCTTTTCAAGTTCAGAACCACTCGTTTTACTAGTGAAGATGTTCATGAGGGAGAACCATTCAGGAATAGAAAGTAATCCATCTTGAGGGGTGTAGCAACGCTCACGAATTGTAGAAGTGCCATCAGTATTACATCTAATTTGAGGGTACTCACTAGTAAAAGCATATACATCAAAAGGAATAGATACTTTTTTACAGAACCACATCAAATTATAAAGTTGTTTGAGTGTATCCATCAAAACAGTATTCATAGACGCAGACCAGTCAAGAATAAACACTAACCCATGATTTTTTCCATCAGCAAGAGTAGTAACTTTCTTGAAAAGATCTTCACTATATTTGTAGGTATGAAGTTTAGAACAATCTAGAACACCGGTACGGGAAGTTGTAGCACGAGCATATGAGTCTGCTGCCTTCTTACATTCAAACTCCTTAACCAAATAATTAACTTCTTTCTGAGCAGACTTCTTAAATTTGAAATACTGAGAATCAATAAAATCGAATGCATCACTCTGTTCATATTCATGCCAAACTTCAGTGCATCTCAAATGAACCTCAGAATTGGGAATAATAACCTTGTTCAAATCCAGTTTAGGAAGTTCAACATAAATGTTTTCCACTCCTTCATTATCAACAAGGTCTTTTAACGCATCCTCAAGTGCTTCCATCGTCTTAACTTCAACTTCATTATCAACTGTATCCGATTCAACTTCTTCATCTTCCTGAGTATCTTCCTGTTGAGGAGGTGCCGATTCACTATTATTTTCCATCTGATCAGTTTCTTCCTCCATCTCTTCAGATTGATCTTGAGGTTGAGTATGCTGCTGTTGTTCTTGTTGCTGTTCTTGTTCACAGAACTTCTGAATCATTTCAGAAACATCCAAAACTTCATCAAATGTTTCACAATCACCAACTTTCTTTACAAGTTCTATCTCTTCTTTATTAAATGGAACAACTTCAAAACCACCAATCTTGTAATATAGATTGATCTTATCTGCAAGATTATAAGTATTTAAATCATCATCACCAATATCAAAGAAGTCTTGATCAGAAAGTTCTTTGTATCCACGATAAAACGACTTGGAGATACCAGCATAACGACGCTTCATCAACTTCTCAATACGAGCATCCTCAACGACATTAACAATTTGAGGGTTGATTCGCCTGTCTTTGATCCAGTTAATATCAGGCGTGTAGAGGGCATGACCGACCTCATGACCGACCAGCATGTCGTAGACCACTCCACTTGCTTTCTCCCACATGGGGAGTGTCAGGACGCGACTGTGGACGTTGAAGCAGGCAGTCTCTACTTTCTTATGCTCAACCACCAGGTCTTCGGTCGCAAGCAACTTAGCAAGTTGAGACTTGATTTCGTGGCGGACGGTCATGGGTCTGATGCGTATGGACCTATTATACAAAAAAAGGAGGTCCGAAGACCTCCCAGTAGACAGTTTGAAAAGTGGTTTACTTAACGATTGGTTTCCTTCCAGGATAAGGTCTATCTTTCTTAGGTCTTCTTCCTCCCTCATTTGGACCCATTTTTCTAGGTCCTTCTGATCGTCTCTTTAATATATTATCGATAACCGGAACGATGCTTTCATCAATCTGCACATCTTCAAGTTCAATCATAACTTTGAGTGCTTGCTCTTCGGTTAAATCATGCTCAGTCATCAAGTAACCCTTGACAACATCAAAGACATCTACATCTTCTCCCATACGTTCCCTCATTCCCGGTGGCCCTCCCGGTGATTTTTTGCCCAAATTTTTTCTACCCAGTTGCTCAATTTCCGCAACACTCATTCCAGTCTTTTCCATCTTTGCTCTACCGCCGCCAGCGCCAAAGTCAGTTAATTTACCATCTTCACCTTTGGAGTATGGTGTTTTGAGTGTAGGTTTTCTAGTTTGGGTTACAGTAATACTTCCTCCAGAGGTTTTATCGAAGGGGGATCGATTGCGCTGTTGTTGTATTTGTTGTCGTATTTGTTCTGGTGATGGAACACCTCTACTCTTATTATAGGCATCGGCCATGCCCTGGAACCTTTTCTTAAGTCCACCAAACAATTCACCTTCTTCAATAGTTTCGCCTTCTGGTTCGTAAGAGTTTCCAAGCATTCTTTCAATCTCAGTAGCCCTATTTCCAAGTTTACCTGCAAGACCTGTATTCTTAGGTGCTACTTTGGTTTCTTTCTTTGGAGGACTCATTGGATTTTTAATTCCTAATCTAGGATGTCCAACATACCCATCACCTGGTTGACCACCAAGGACTTCATTAATATCATTATTCAAGATTTCTTCAATCTCTTCAGCAGTGAATTTACCGGATGCTTCCAGTTCTTCTTTCTTGAACTGAGGATGATCATCAAGTTTCATTCCGCGCTTCTTCTCAAGACGCTTCTTCTGCTCTTCAGAATCATAACCTCTGACATTCTTCTTTTTCTTAGCAGCAGTTTTTTCTTTCACTCTTTTTGCAGCTGCTTCGCGCTCTTTCTTAGGGATCTCAAACCCTTTGATATCCATCGTTCCTTCATGGACATTATTATACGCTTCAGCAAGTTTCTGCAAATCGTGGCGGTTCATTTTAAGACTACACTATTTCTTAGTAAGTATTTATAATTTTTCAGCGTCGTCTTTTTTATTGAATCCAAATGGTCCATCTTTGTCGTCTAGTGCAAGTTTCAATGCCACACCACCGACTGCTTCCATTACTTTGATAACGTCTTCTGGTTTTGCATCTTCGCCAAGTTCCTTAGCAACATACCAATACTTTGGCCAGAATGTTTCGCCTGCCTTTTGGTAATCTTCAAGTGTTAGGATTCTCATTTTTTAGTTTCTCCTCTTTTAGTTTCTTAAAATACAACTTGTAATATCCTGTCTTTATTTTCTCAAGGGTCTCCATATCTTCTTTGAAACCCATATACTGAAGTTCTTGATATGTACCCTCAAGATTACTGATTAAAATAAGAAGGTTCGTTGGAGTTACTGGAAATCCACCGAACCTATAATTCTTAGCATCTTTTCTGATCTCGCGGTCACTCATCCTTCAGTGCTTCTTCAATCTTCTCATCCAATGCAACGATTACTCTACGGATTGCTTGAGTCCTCTGTCCGGGGAACTCATAACTATCTTGCTTTGTAGTGCGAAACAGTTCTTGTCGAACTGCTGCTGCATCATGAACGCTTAATGTAAGATTAATGTCTTTGTTACAACTCATTTTCCAACTCCATAATCAGGTGCAGTTGCTTCCAACTCACCAATGTCTTTAAGTAAATCATTCACTCTTTCTGTGGGTCGATCAGTATCACTCCCACTGCCATCATCAGCATTGCTGCTGACATCGATATCACGAATACTAGCATCCTTGCTCACAGGTCACCCTCTGCACGATTCTCTGAGTAGTATACATCAAATGCACCGCCAGGATAACGTGCTTCCAGTTTCTTCACATTGCGAGCAACAACCTCGTCAAAGGAAACTTCAAGTGCCATGCATGCCTGTGCGACATACCACATCAGGTCACCCAGTTCAATAACCATGTGCTCCTTGTTCTCAGGACTGAATGGTTTGCCCTGGAAAATCATCTTCTTGATAATTTCAAGAAACTCACCGCCCTCAGCATTGATACCAACACCAGCAGTCAAGAGTCTTTCAATGTTTGCACCTTTCTCATCCAGTTGAACAAGACGGTCAGACAAAGCAAGAAAATCAGTAGAAGCATCAGAAGTTACTGCGTTAACGAACTCTTGGTACTTTTCAAAGTCAACAGATTTAGTCATATTAGAATTTAAGCGATGCGAATTTCTTGGTGGTTCTTTCCTCATTATTATACTCCTCTTCCTGTCCGCTGTCAAGGATGTCGTGCTGTGCAGACTGCTCACAATCATACAGACGCATCTTGGCACGGTCGATACCGATTACAAATCTCTTATTGATAGACAAATCATTGTATCGATTCTTCAACTGCTTCACCATAATTTGTCCGAGTTCTTCAAGCTCATCTGTGCTAATAAGGGCAAACATAAGATCAGCAGTAGCAGGGAGACCAAAGGACTCAGAAGTGTCAGTAAGCTCAACATCAGAGCTACCATAACCAGAACGAGTGGTCTGCGTGGCAGAAATGATAGGGACGTTTGCTTCACAAGCCAATCCTCTAAGCTCTTCTGCAATAGACTTAATAGTTGTATATGAATTGACATTGCTGCCTGCGCGATACCGCGAGGAAGCACATATATTAAGGTAATCAATGAAAATAATATCAGGTCGAAATGACTTCTTAAGTGCAAGTTCATTAAGAAGTGCCTTGAAATGTCCACTGTGGGCACTCGCTGTCGGGTATTCTTTAATTATAAGTGACCCCTGTGTTTTTTTACAAATGTTTGAAACTTTTGTCTCGAACATCTGACGTGGCAGATCTGCGATCTCCTGGATGTTTACGTTCAATAGGTTAGCATCTATCCTTTCGGCAATCTTTTCTTCTGCCATTTCCATCGTGATGTACAGAACATTTTTATTCTGTAAAAGGCAAGCAGAGGCAACATGGCACATAAAGAGAGACTTACCCACGCCAGTGCCTGCAAGAGCAATGTTGAGAGACTTATTACAAAGACCACCCTTTGTGATCTTGTTGAAGAAGTCCAAGTCAAAAGGAATCTTCTCCTCAGTTTGATGGTAGAAGTCGTATCTTTCTTCGTAATCATTCAGATAATCGTGTCCAACGTGATTATCAAAAGAGACTGCAAGAGCATCAGAAAGGATTGACGGGATAGCATCTCTACCTTTCTTCTGGTCTTCACCTCCATCTGCAATACTGATTGACTCTACTAGTGCAAGATAGATTGCACGATCACGACACCACTTCTCAGCAGTATCGATTAACCATTGCTTGTCGTTAGGGACTTGCTCAAGTTTAGAAAGAGATTCAACAGTTTGCTTATATACTTCATCATTTAGGTCAGTTCGATTCTCGACCTCAATCATGAGTGCAGCAGTTGTCGGAAGCGTATTGTATTTTGCAATGAACTTTGATATCTCTGTGAAGATAATCTTCTCGTGATAGTTCTCAAAGTATTCTTCCCGCACAAATGGTAGAACCTTACGGGAGAAGTCCTCATTGAAGACCAGGTTTTGTATGACTGTAGACTCGATTCTTTCCATTACTTATAATGTAGATACGTACTCAGGATGTACTTTGGACATTCAACCACTGGATCACCCCTATGTGGGAACATCCACAAGGGAGGGAAGATAACCAGTTTACCTTTCTTAGGTTCAATTGTCAAACCATCAAACACAGTATTGCCTTCGTTGGGTACATCATTCAGATACCACATAAAAGACAAAAACCTCCGTGCAGATGCATGATCTCTTACATCTACATGAGTATCAAACATATCTTTTCCATCAGGTTCATACCTCTTGATACGATACTGTTCAAAAGCATGCGACTCTGGAAAGACTCTTTTATCTACAAACTCATAGTAATCATTTCGATACTCAAATGTCTTTGCTATCAAGAGATTGTGTATGTGATTAATTTCCTTAGAGTTTTCTGTGAGATTTAACTGTGTAAAAGATGGTTTGCTATCTTCATCAATACGTTCGTGCTTATCTGAATTCTGATCAAAGAAACCTATGAGAAAGTCACAGGTCTCTTCATCTAGTGCATCGTCATAGACACGAACAAAATCATTAAGTAGAACCATAACTGAATTCTTGCTTGGCAATCTCATCAAGTTTTTGCATGACTTCTGGTGTGAAGTATGTCTCTGGGTCTTTCAAGATTGCCTTAGCGTAGACTTTCTTACCGTCTATCTCATAACGACCTGCAACGTTCTTCCAAAGTCCGCCGAGTTCACCGAGTTCAAGAAGACCGTAATATCGATCAAGACCACGCTCATCGTAATAAAGGCGTACCGTAACATCCTTGTTCTCCTTGCTTAGACGCGACTTTGCTGTTTTAGCTTTAATAAGATTGCCAACGACTTCTGTTCCATCCTTTTCTTTCTTTTTGCTGAGATATATGATTGTAGACGCAGCATATTTGAGACCGCTGCCTCCGCCCATTTCTTTGGTGGGAACGTATGATCCGATGACATCGTAGGTGTGGTTGGTTACTAGGAGTGGAATGTTTGCTTGTCCCAGTTTCAGAGTGAGCATGCGGAATGCTCCTTTGACCAGTTGGGATTTGGTCATGTCTCGGACTTGTTTTTCGTCCAGTGCATCTCTGATTTCTTTTTCTGTGGAAAGCATACCAAGAGAGTCTAGCACGAACATGCAAGGACTGCGATCTTCCACAGGTTTTTTTAAGTATATGTCTACTGCTTTCAGTGCCTTCTGGCGGAAGTCCTCAATGGTAACGACATTTACGACAACCACCCTGGTAAGGTCAATCCCTCTACTTGCAAGTA